AACGAGACGATTAAAAGAATCTGTTAAATCTCGGCCTAATGCAAAAGAAGCATTTTTTGCAGCTGTTCCTAAGTCTGTTAGCTGACTTGGGGACAAGCCTGCAGCTGTACCGATTGCTGCAGCTCTTGCTGCTTCTCCATATTGTATTTGTGCGTCAGTTGCCTCAATGATACTACTTGTGATTGTTTTAAAAGCAACACCTGTTGTAGCACCAAGAGCCTCCTGTCCCGCTATAAGGTTTCGGAAGTCACTCGCAACTTGTAAAAATTGAAAAGCCGCAGAAACTGCAAACACCTGAGCGGCAAGAGTAGCGTAAGCACCTACAAGACCTCCCATGCCTTGCTGCATTTTTGAGAATTCTTTTGTGCTGTTAGACGTCATTTTTGCGGTTCCCCGCATATTTCTGTCTAAGTCTTTATTTGATTTACCTAGCTTATCTGTGCCTCTTGTAGCTTTATCAGTAGCTGCACCAGCTTTGTCAAGTTCAACACCTAGCTTTTTTGCATCGACAGCAACACGTTTTGTCGTGCCTTTATCGTCGACTACTACATCTATAAAAACTTGATTTTTCTTAGCCATTATCCTCTTACATTATGGGCGTACGTCTTACCCGCTGTTTGTCTTTTACGATCTTCTGCTTTTCTCTTACGCTCTTGCTCTTCAAATGCTTGTTTCATTATTATACTTTCTATCATCTTCATAAATATTAAAGTAGTTTTTTTATCGTCTACTTCAAATACTTCGAATATGTGGCGACAGTGTGTCCAGTCTTTTCCCATATACGTGCCAGACATTCCTTCAAAACTATCTGACAATAAGTTAAACATAAAAAATGCCACTTGAACCTCCTCTGGAAAAACAGAGATTTCAAGCGGCATCTTTGCTGGATCAGGTTCTTGCCCTAGTTGTTCACATAGACGAAGATACTTTTCTTTGTCCATTTTTTGTCGGGATTCTTGAAAAAATCTATCAAGTAGACTTCTTATTTCATCTACTTGCTTTTCGTAAAATTTTCAAGGTCACCTACTGTTTCTGTAACCCAAGTATCAAAATCGTTGGCATTTTTCATCAACAACTCTGCATTGTCCTGAGTATAAGGCAAACAGTCCTCTGGGTTAAGGCCGCTTATATCCACCAAAAGAAGCTCTTCTAGGTATGAATATTTTAAACCTTTCCAACCCTTAATTACTGCTTTACAATACTCTACAACAAACTTTTCATCATCAAACTCTTCAATCGGTTGATGAGTCTTTTTATCCCATTTTGTAGTTAGACACTTCTTACGAAGTTTAACTAGCTCTTCTCTCGCTAAGTAGCATAGATCCACTGTCATGTTTTTAAAGCGTGGAAACTCTATACTTACTGTCTTGCTTGGAGTCATAAGACTCTTTAATGAAACTTCTGGTTTTTTCTCTACTGTGTCGGGCATTACTCTGATCCTATTTAAAATTTAATTATACGGTAAAACACAAAAAATGTCAAGAATTATTTTTGTGGGGTGAGGGGAAAAAGGGGCCGAAGCCCCTTATCCTTAGTATGTTGCAGGTGGGAAGTATGTGATAGAAGTTATTTCGTCAGCAGATCCAAAGTCTGTTGGAAGAGCTGTAAAGTTTGTTTCCAGTGAAATAACATCTTCAATCGAGTGTGTCGGTACTTCAATGTGTGCAGTTGGGAATATAACTTTAAGTGCAGGATCGGTGTTGTTACCTGTAGCGGCAGATCCACCAATGTGCATTGTTACCTTAAACTTATTCACAACCTTTGACATAGCGGCTGTACCAACCAAGTCATTAAAGAACTGTCGTGACGTACCTGCTGAAGTATCTGTATCCTCCAAAGTTATGTAACAAGTTGCGTTACCTGTAGCGGTTCGTGTTCCTGTTACGTGCTCTAGCGGCTTATTAATTGCTCCCAATTCTTCTGGTACAAGGTAGGTAATATTGTTTCCAATGTTAAAGCTACCTCCAGTCAGTGTTAGACTATACTTACCATTTGCGGCAACTGGTGTTCCACTAAAGGAACCTGAGGTTCCTGAAGACAAGTTTAGATCAGTTGTAAATGTGTTAGTCGAAACGGAAGCAATGGTAATGTCTACTCCATCAAGAACGTCTGCTCCAGACTTTGTAATACCACAAGTTCCTGTCACTCGTACTACATCTCCAACTGCAAACCCGTGAGCAGCAGCAGTAACGACAGCAGGGTTAGCTGCTGTAATGCCTGTAACAGTTGCAAAACTTCCTGGGAATGTTCCCTCTACTTTATCCGCTTGATCTGCAGTTTCAATGTCTACAGCAGTTAATCGATTTCGAATAAAGTTCTTTGTACTTGTAGTTGCTTCATCAATAGCTTGTGTTACAGTAGCTTGCGTGCTTGATACGTTGCTGCAGATATGTACCGCTCTGCTGTTTCCTGTATCAATTACTAGATCTCCAAGAACTAAGTTTCCGCCTCCCTTTCTACCGCCTGATACTGTGGCATCATGACGAGCAGAGATAGCTACTTTTTCTGAGATGTCTTGAACTTCTTTTGCGAATCCTGACCAGTTAAGAGTTGCGATTCCATCAACATCAAAATCAACAGTAACTTCGTTGATAATTGCTTCTGGTAGACGATAGATAAGAGGATTGCTCGTGTCGGTATCAATCATAAAGTATAATACAAACGAGTGTAGTGCAGATCGGTTGGACTCTTGAATAGTAATTACACTACTGTTAGCTCCTGGTATGAGAACGTTTCCGCTTACAGCATTTACTCCACGAGTATACTGCTCTGAAGTATATGTATCAGCTCCAAACATAGATGCCCAGAATACTTCCTCTACTGCGTGGACTTCTGTATTGCTTCCTGTTTCTGCACCTTTTACTCCGTCTGCTGCGGTTCCAAGTGCTGTTTGTCCTAAAGATTTAAAAGGACGAATGTAAGTGGAGAAAGAATATTCTGCAGGGGCAAGAGAGTCCGTAAACATACGACGACCCCTTCTACTTACACCAGCACTACTTTCCATTTCCGCCAAAGTTATCTCTGACGTATTTGTTGTCTGTGAAAAACTATACCCATCAAGAACAGGAATTTCCCACAATTGACCTTTTCCTAAATCAGCGGCTGCTTCCGTATTGTCAGTCGTGTTTCTAAACTGAACAAACATACGAGTATCACGGCTGAAATATAATTGTTGTGCCATAGTTTATCTCCTATGAACTTGAAAAGGCTGGGTCGTGAACGTCTGTTCGTGCCAGCATTTTCCTAGTAACGAACCTCTATGAGTATTTCTCCTACCCCAAGAGGATCTAGTACACCTTCATCAGTATCAATACTGAGAATAGTAATTTGATTTGTGAATTGTTCCAAGCCATTTCTATCATGGTACAATAGTCGGCTATTCTCTTCTAATACAGTTTCTACGTCTTCGAGTAGTTCGTCTAACGCTGCTACTGAGTCTTCTTCATTAACATAACAGCGAACCGTTACATTTAAAAATCTATCTTTGAACCCACCTGTCTGATACTGTCTTGTTTCTGATCCTGCATTTAGATGTATCGCAGGAAACTCTTCTACTTCATCCCAGAACTTTAGTCGGGGGCTCGTTTCTGCAACTGACTGTTTAAATACGCCTCTTCCATCGATCTTACTTAACACTTCGGCAAGAGCTGTTGTTATTCCCGCTCTGCGAGATGTATACGCTCTTTCATTTGGCATTACATTCTCCTAGTGTAAAATCTTCCTAAGGCCATATTTGCTGCTATTTCTCTTATTGACTTATCAATTAATTTTCTTGGGTCTCTTTCTGCATTTGACCAAGGCGCTGATCCTGTTCCTACTTCAAATACTTGATAAGGATCTTTTTCATATGTATAACCAAAACTTAGAAAACCTTCCCTAGTTTGCATTACATCTGTAATCTTTGCACTTCGTGCGAGCCTGCCTGTAACATTCTGTAGTCGAGGAGGTCTCATATTTTTTTGAAGAGTTTGTGGTAACTTTTCATTAATTATAGAAGCTAAATTAAAAGGACTAAATTGTGGTTGAGTTCCTAAAGACTTTTTCTTTAATGCTACTGCAGCCTTTACATCAACTCCTCCTCCTGTAGCTTTGGTTATTTCTCTTTTAGTTTTAAATTTTGAACTTTTTGTTCCGCTTCCTTTTTCCGATATGTTCTTTTTTCTTTTTCCTGTAGACCTTTGTTTTGATGCAGAAGCATCTAGTAGCACCATTGTTAAAGCATCTAATAAAGTAGTAGATCCCTCTAAATTTGCAAGGTCATCAAATTCTTTCTCTAGTTGAGAAATAGCTGCGGCTTCCGCAACTTTCATCTCTTGATTTGTTAGTGACTTTTGAAAAAATATAGTCGGAATATACTCTTTACTTAACTCTCCATTTTCTATAACTTGTTTATGGTCTATTTTTACTTTTATAGCGTTTTCATAGTTTTTAATTATCTTTTGAAGTTTTTCTTTTCCTTCAATGTCTCCTACGCCCGCAATAGTAGACTTTGCTTTTGCGGCAGAAACTGCTGATACAGCTAAGCCTTCATTCCCTTCACCATGACCTAACTGAGCTCCAAATATATTGTCTCGACCAGATGTTTTATCAAGCGTTTCTTTGTCTGCTTTTGAGACTTTATTCTCTAAGTGGTGCTCTATTATTAAGTCATTTAATTCTGTTTTTCGGCCTTTCCAAGCTGCTCGACCTTCATCAAAATCTCTATAAGTTCTTATTACAAAAGTTCTTCTTTGTCTGGTGCTAAATTCATCTCTCGCATCTATAAAACGTTGTTTCTCTGCTTCATCATCCTTTAGACTATCAAGAAAAGGTTTTTCTAAAGTAGTTCTTATTTTTAACTCATACGCATCTAAAATCTTTTTAAGAGTTGCTTTTTCAATAGTTGGAAAAAGCTCTTCTATAACAGTATTAAAACGTTTAGTTATAATTACTAAAACTTGACCATTAACTTTCCGTGTTAGCTCTTTTCTAAGCTTTTTATTGCCATCCTCTTGTATCTGTTTTACTATATTTGCTGCTATTTTTCTTAATTTAGAATCAGCCATTAAAAGTTCTTATACAAGTCTAAGACTCGCTTAATGTGGTCTGGAAACGATACATTATTATTTTGACTAGTGCTTCCTTGGTTCTGTAGACTAGCACCTGCTATACTTTGACGCTGTTTGTGCTCGTCTTTCAAGTAGTAAGTGACTAAATCAAGAACTGCCAGTTTTAAATCTGAAGGCACCGCACTATAGCCTGCGGTGTACACTACCCTTACTGCATCTACCCCTGTAGGCCAGTTTTTATAGCCTGCGGATGTGGTACGCAATACGCTGTCTGTTTTTGTGTCTAGTGCAAACTCAAATGCTCCTGTCGTGAGAGTTGTGTAAGCATTGTTGTAAGACTGTCTCTCTTCCACACTCACAATCGCATTGACAGGACTTTCAGTAAGCTGTACTACGTAAGTCCCCCAATCAATATTAAAAGTTTCCGTTTTATTAGAGGAGTAGAAATCTACAAAACTGTTTCCACAATAAGTTTTTACTAATTCACTTACAGAAGGAATCAACACATTCAAACGAGCATCATCTTTCGGAGCCGAAATACCCTCTGCTGTTTTATAGTCTTGTAATGTTATTAGATTCGCCATAAGTTAATTAGTAAAAACTTAGGGGAGGAAATCCTCCCCCAGTTTCTATGATTACCAAGGTAATCAGTCGTATCAATTACTGATACTCGATTCGTACTGCAGGCTCATTGTTTGTTACGCCAGCAACCAACTCGTTGAATCCGAGAGATTGTGAGGCAACGATAGCCGTGCGCTGACCAGCTACTTCGTAGTCAGTCTCGATGCTAACACCCTTCAGTCGGGGGATAACATAGTTACGTACGTTAACGGCAAGGGCGGCTGTTCCTGTGAAGGCTCCAGACTCTTTAGTACCTTGCGCGAGTGCATCAGTTGCAACTACAGGTGATCCGTAGATGCTTCCAACAGCACCGATCAGCTTCATTGCTGTGTCGGAACCAACTTCTGACACGTCAGAGAAGGCTGCATCAGCGATGAGGTTGTAATACTGGTCAATACCAACGATGTATGCAACATCATTAGGATTCATACCATACTTGCCCATCTCAGATCGGATGGAAAGCAAGTTAGCACCAGTAATAGCATCGGAAGTTCCAGATGCATCGGGGTCAGTTACGAGAGCAGAGTCTGCTGCGAGGAAAGATCCAGAACCATCAGTTCCAGCTCCACCTACGAGACCTACAAAGCTTGAGTTACCCAGTAAGATTGCTGAGTCAATAGCTTTTGCATGTGCTCTTGCAAGTGCTGAAGTAATAATAGGTAGAACACTTACTACTACTTGCTCATCGGTGTCATTCGCTATGAATGTACCTGATATGAGTCTGAAAGCCTGTAACAACACGCGATTAACGTTGTAGTTGTTGTCAGAAGCACCAGATTCTTCCAACAGGTTGTTAGCTGTTTCCAGACCAGTTGCATTGAAGTTTGCATTTTCAGTATCAGGAGCGATGGGTAGTACAGTTGCACCAGATGCTACAGCAATTTCACGGAAGAGAGGAGCAACCTTCTGCTCTAATCTTACTTCCTCTTCAAAGGCTTGCGAAACACTTACGTCGATACCAGCTGCGCTAGTAGCGTCATAGGTTACGCCAGCTTTTTGTAAAACGTCTTTCGCAAAGCCAGTGTCCCAGCCCTTACGAGTAATTTTACCAAGGATGTGCGCAGAAAGAAAATCTTTCTTAAATGAGCTAACATCCTGACGTCCACGATTTTCGAAAACACGCTTAGAATCACGCATCTTTTCAATTTCGTCAGACTTTTCTTTAAGCTCAGCTGCGTGCTGCTTAAGAACTTCGTCCATTTCAGCATCTTTCTCAGCCATTTTGGCTTCAACGTCTTGAACCAAACGCTCTGCGCCTGACTCTACAGCAGTTGCTACAGCCTGCTTAACTTCTTCTTCCTGCTGGGCTTTAGCCTCTGCTTCCGCAGCAGCTTTTTCCTCAGCTTCCTTTGTAGCTGCCTCGTCGGCAGCTTTTTGCTCGGCATGCTTCATGGCTATCTTAGCAGCAGTTTCCTCAGCTACTTTTTTAGCAAAAGCTTCCAAGTCAACGGGTTGATTTGTCTCTTCAGACATTGTAATCTCCTTTTGGACTTGCGCCCCGTCACTATTAGTGAAAGTTTTTTTGAACTCTTCGTACTCCTCCATGGAGTCGAATGATTTCGCCAGTGAAAAAGTAGCTGATTGATTGCATGGTACTGATACTACCGATACCTCAAACAACTCAGCGTCCTTAATCTTTAATCCGTCGGTTTCCTCTAGGTAATCAGCATCCTTGACTCGGAAACCAACAGAAAAGGCTCCAAGGACACCATCTTTAACTAACTCAGTTACATCTTTCGCTGCCTTGCTTATCTTAGCAGTCAGCTCTAGCCCGTTCTCAGTAGTTTTTAAGCCTGTGGCTCTACCGATAGGACGATTGTAGTCGTGATTGAAAAGAATTATGGGGTTCTTTTCAAAATTTTTCAATCCACCCTTAGTCCATGCATCCGCTGTAATTGAATCGCCCGCGCGATCAAAGTCATTGGTGCTTGCCATACCACGAATCATAACACTACCATCTTCGTCAGTATGAGACTTAAAAGTAGAGGTGAGATTAAATACTTTCTCCATTTGCCCCCTCTGTTTCCGCTTCTGCGGTCTGTGCCTTTTTCAGCTTCTCCAAGGGATCAGCTTCTACAGGCTTTACGTTAGTCAGTCCTTTCATAATATCAGGACAAAACGATTTAGTGTATTTTTCCATAATCGACCACGATCCAAATATCTTCTTTACAGTAGGTATTTTTATCTCTTTTGGTCTATTCTCATCAAGTGAGAAATCTCTTGGGCTTGGAATGTATCCTTTCTCTGCGAAGTACATTGCCATTGTAACTGCCATTGCTTTCTTTTGTTTTGACGATCCTGCCATTACTTATCTTGCTCCTCTGCTAATCTTGCTAACAACTTTGCGAGCTTTGGGAGCTCTGATTTTGGCACACTATAAATTCTATTACAAAACTTAATTTTTTGTTCCTGAGTAAAAGTTGGTGTATCATGAATTTCTTCCTCAAATAACATAGCTTGTTTCACAGGAGGCTCATCATAG